TGACGGCTCCATTTGGTCAGGCACTAAGGCGGCATACGATGCCAGCACACTCCCATCCAACTCTTCTATCCCACAGGCAGGTGAATAATGAGTCGCGCACAACTTACAAGTACGGTAGAGCAAAACTCGGCAGGGGCGGCCAGTCCTTACACCGCTGGCAAGAATCTTGTCATCAATGGCGCGATGGATATTTGGCAACGCGGAACAAGTATTGGTTACTCGGCATTTGGTTATTGCGCCGATAGATGGGCAATGGTGAGCTCAGGCCCATCCTTTACTTTCTCTCAAGACACCACAACCGTTCCAACAGGTTTTTATTCTTCACTCAAAGTAACTGCACCATCAAGCGGCGCTTTGGCAATTACATCAGCATTTGAAACGAAAGATGTTCTTCGTTTTGCTGGTCAGACAGTTACCTTGTCGGTGTACGCATCCAGTTCAAACTTGGCTTCATTGAGCCTAGAACTAGATTATTCAACCTCAATTGATAACTCCGTAAGCGGTACTTGGACAACCATTGCATCGCCTACGGCTGGCACAACATCAACAATGGCTAGATACTCAGCCACATTTGCCGTTCCTTCTACCGCAAAGAGCCTTCGTGTTTATCTTGGTTCTAGCCTTTCAACTAGTCAAACCTTGAACATCACAGGCGTTCAGTTGGAGCAGGGTTCAGTAGCAACCCCATTCAGCCGAGCAGGAGGCACACTCCAAGGAGAGTTAGCACTCTGCCAGCGGTACTACTGGCGCAATAGCAATACCACAGGTGGCACACAAACCTTTGGTCTTGGTCGCTCAACTACAATCGCAGATTGCGTTGTTGCGAATCCAGTTGTTATGCGCGTTCCTGCAACATCCATTGATTTTAGCGGAACGATGTATTTGACCGACCCGAATGTTGCCAACATTACTGTTACAAATCTCGTCATATCTGGAAACAATAGTTATGTAAATACTGTAAGAGCAACTGTTGCCAGCGGCCTATCTCAAGGAAAAGTTTATACATACGAATATGGCGGCGGCGGTTCAACTGCCTATATGGGATTTAGTGCGGAGTTATAGCAATGGATAATGTTACTTTCATAACTGTTGAAGGCGTTGAATACGCCATCATTGACCGAGGCAATGGGGAATTTACCTCAATGTCTAAGGAAACCTACGATGCCCAGCAAGCGGCTCAGGTAGCCCCACAAGCCTGACTGGAACACTCCACAGAGAGTTAAGCTAGAAAGTGGTACAGTATCTCTGTGGATAACCTTGTACCTATGGATGAGATATACCGACAGCTCAAGAATCGGTATGACTCATCAGGCTTTAGCCCGTATGTTATACGAACAGACTGGCAGATCATACGCCGTATTGGGGTGCATCCTGCCCTAGCCAAGCGAGAAGACTTAGAAAAGGTAGTGCTGGCCGCTAACAAGCAGTCAACCAAAGCTAACTATGTCTCTCGCTTGCGCTCAATTTACAAGCATCTGAACAAGCTGGGGCTAGTTGATGGCAACAACCCAGCCCTTGATTTACCCGACGTAAAGGCTGGTAGGGGCGTTCCTAAGCCCGTTACCAAGGCCGAGTATGCCAAGCTACTAGCCGAGGCCCAACAACCCTACAAGGACTGGTTTATCCTGGGTGGCATGGCAGGGCTACGCTGTATGGAAGTAGCCAAGATCCGCGGTGCCGATCTGATTGAGACCGAGGACGGTCCAATGCTTAACGTCTTGGGTAAGGGCAATACCGATCTAGTTATCCCAGTCAGCCCTATCGTGGCTGAGACAATCAAAGCCCATAATACCTTGGACAGACTTTGGAATATTAACCCCAACAGCTTCTCCAAAAAGGCAGCTGATGAGATGCGTCGCATCCTCGGCGCAGAGGCTAAGCATTTCCACAGCCTACGACACTACTTTGCAACCACCATGCTTGAGAAATCAGGCGGGGATCTGATTGCCGTTAAAGAACTTATGCGCCACACCAGTGTCGCAACCACGCAGGTATACACACAGTTGGCTCACGGGCGTACAAGAACGTTGGTGAACCTCTTAGAATAAGGAGCAGTAGTGGCACTAGACGGTTACTTACATATCGCAGAACCAGCCGCAGCAACAACCCTTGGCGCCCCATCAAGCTCTGGATCCACTTACGAAAACACCAGTAACCAGTATGACTGCGCTATCGCTGGTCTGCCATTCTTCCTTGGTCCATCTAAAGACTACCCTTACAAGCGTGAGACTGCCCAGTATCGCAAGCAACAGATTGACCAGCAGAAAGAACCAGGTGAGCAGACGCTCACTGGATGGTGGCTTCGTAGCCAGTCCTCATTTCACTACGGCGCTGGTATCCGCTACGAAGAGCCTATTCAGGGTGAAACGGTTGGCTACCGCTTTAACAAGTCAGCTGGTGTAGATGTCTTTAACATTGGCAAGGTAACCCTACTTCCAGATGTTACCAAGTTGTCAACCACTGTTACTGGTTCACCAATTATGGTTGGTGGAACTGATACCAATGGCGTGGATGTTGTTATCTGGGCGGATGGATCAAACCTTTACCGCACAACAGCAGCTGGTACTACAACTACACTTACCTGGGGTGGTAGCACAACCATCCTTTCCGTTACGCAAGACGGCACAAACTACTACGCCGCTGGAACTACCGACATTTACAAAGGACCGCTCACTGGAGCCACATCGGGAACATCTATCTTCACCTACCCATCAGCGGTAAATCCAGCAAGCCATGCCCAGCTCGGCTGGGTCAAGCAGCGCATTATCGCTGGCGTTAATAATTACCTCTATGAAGTAACCCCAATCACTTCTTACACAGTTACCGCTGCGGTGCTGTCAACAAACGTTGCTACCCTCACCACTTCTGCGGCTCACAACTTTTCAGTAGGTAGCCAGATTACTGTGGCGAGCCTATCCAGCCCATACAACGGCACCTGGTCAGTAACGGCAGTTACCCCTACAAGCGTATCGTTCTATCATAACAATGCTGATGTTAATTTTGCCAATGGTTTAGCAGGAACGGTTGTTCTTGCTTCTAACAATACCCTTCCAATCTATGCGCACCCAAGTGCAAACTGGGTCTGGACTGGTATTTGCGAAGGGCCAAATGCTATCTATGTCTCTGGTTATGTTGGTGATTCATCAACCGTGTATCGTCTTTCCTTGGATACAAGTGGTGCAGTCCCATTACTTACCAAAGCATTGACAGCTGCCGATATGCCAAAGGGCGAAATTATCTACGCCCTTGGTGCATACGTTGGCAAGTACATGGTTTTTGGTACTAGCAAAGGTATCCGCATCGGCCAAATTGATACATCAGGATTCGTCTCGTCAGGTTACGTTACCTATGGTCCAATTACTGTTGTCACAAATGGATATGATCCATCAACAGGAACCAACCTTAACGGTTTGCCATGCCGAGCAATTACCTTTAATGATCGCTATGCCTATTGCACCGTCAGCAATTACATTGATTCAGATGGTAACGGCACAATGAAGTCTGGCTTAATCAAGGTTGATCTCAGCCGCGACCTTAGCGTTAACCAAATGGCATACGCTACACACCTTCAGGTGCCTACAACCAATGAGGCAGTAGCAGTTTGCGTTATTGGCAAGACAAACAAATTGGCAATTGGAGTAGCAGCTACTGGTGTCTACTTCCAGTCATCTACCCTTGTCCCATCTGGCTATTTACAGACTGGCCAAATCCGTTACTTCACTCTTGAAGACAAGCATTTTGAATTGGTCAAACTCCGTGAGACTTTGCCAATGCAGGGAACAATCAAACTCAGCGTGGTTAATTCAGATAGCAGTGTCGTTGACATTATCACTGTTGACAATACCTTTGACTTTACCCAAGACATTACGGGTATGGATACTCAGGACATTTATCCAAAAGAATCCCTTGCTCTGCGCTTTATTTTTAACTCGGCAACAAACCAAGCCGTTGGAACGGAAGACTCGTTTAATGGCTATCAGCTGAAGGCACTGCCTGCCGTCAAGCGCCAGCGCATTATTACCCTTCCCCTTCTCTGTTACGACTTTGAAGGTGATCGCTACAACATGACTACTGGTTACGAAGGCGGTGCATCAGAGCGCATCCAAGCCCTTGAAACCATTGAGTCTGGTGGCGATGTTGTAGTCCTACAAGACTTTACCAATGATGAGACCGTACGCGGTGTCATTGAAAGCATCACGTTTATCCGCATGACTCCACCAGAGCGTCGCTTCAAAGGCTTTG